AACCTGCTGGCGTTCTCCGCTGTGTATTCGTGCGTCGCGCTGATCTCGGGCGACATTGCCAAGCTGCGCATAAAAATGATGCAGGAAGGCAAAGGCGGCGTGTGGAAGGAAGTAAGCCGCACGTCACCGCTCGCGGCGGTGCTGAACAAGCCGAACCGCTACCAGACGCGGCTGCAGTTTATTCAAATGTGGATTGCCTGGAAGCTGCTGCATGGCAATGCCTATCAGTTCAAAGAACGCGACAGCCGTGGCGTGGTCACCGCGCTCTACCCGCTCAATCCGTTCTACGTCACGCCGCTGGTCGCGTCTGACGGCTCTGTGTTCTATCGGATCGACACCGACTCGGCGCATACGGCGACGCTCGCCGGCGTCGACAAGTCGGTCACCGTTCCGGCGGACGCGATTATTCATGATCGCGGCCCATGCTTGTGGCACCCGCTGGTCGGCGTCTCGCCGATCTATGCCTGCGCCGGCAGCACGACGCAAGGCTTGAAGATCCAGGCGAACGCCGCGCGCTTTTTCCAGAACATGAGCCGGCCGTCGGGACAGCTGACCAGTCCCGGCACGATACCGGACGCCACCGCTAAGCGGCTGAAGGAAGACTTCGAACACGACTTCGGCGCGGGCAATATCGGCAAGATTCTCGTGGCTGGCGACGGCTTGAAATATGAGCCGATGTCGATGACGCCGGTCGACTCGCAGCTGATCGAACAGCTGAAGTGGACGACCGAAGACGTAGCGCGCGCGTTCAATGTGCCGCTCTACAAGCTCGGCGGCTCGCTGCCCGCCTCGTTCAATTCCGTCTCGGCGCTCAATCAGGATTATTACTCGCAGACGCTGCAGCTCTACATTGAAGCGGTCGAGGCGCTGCTGAACGAAGGACTGGAACTCAGCAAGACGCCGCCGCCGTATAGCGCAGAGATGGACCTGGAGGGGCTGCTGCGAATGGACCCGCAAGGCCGCGCCGAAGCGAACAAGGCGAACCTCACGTCGGGCGTCATGGCGCCGAACGAAGCGCGCCGCATAGAGAACCTCGAGCCGGTCGACGGCGGCGACACGCCGTTCATGCAAAACCAAATGTGGCCGATCAGCGAGCTGGTCAACCGCACCACGCCGGCTGCGCCGACGCCGGCCATGCCCGAACCGTCATCGCCCGAGCCGGCATCGTCAGCGCGGCCACCGGCGAAGACCTACGACGCCGAAGAGTTCCACCGCGAACTCGGCGACGAAGTCTGCGCATTGTTGGAGGTCGCTTATGTCTGACATAAAACAGCTGGCGAGCACCATCGCCGAAGCGACGCGCACCGCCATCGACCGCGCGCTGCAGCCGCTGCGCGCCGAGCTGGACGCGCTGAAGGCGAAGACGGCCGAGGATCCGCTGCCGCTCATTCTGTCCCGCATGGACGCGCGAGCGCAGGAACACGTCGACCTGATCGGCAACCAGGTCAAGGCCGAAGTCGCCGCGCTGCCAAAGCCGCAGGACGGCGCGCCAGGCAAAGACGCGACCGTGGACATGACCGCGCTCGAGCTGGTCTGCCGTGACGCTGCCGCCGCCTACGTGGCCGCTGCATTCGAAGCCTGGCCGAAGCCGAGCGTGGACATGATCGCCGTGCACGCGCTGGTCCGCGATCTGTTCGCCGCGTGGCCTAAGCCGCGCGACGGGCGTGACGCGCTCGACCCGGCGCAGATCGACCAGGCGGTGCACGCCGCAGCGGTGCACCTTTGGAAATTGCCGGAAGTCCAGGTCGAACAGCTGGAGGACTGCCGGCGCGTCGCGCTGACGGTCACCGTCGGGCAGACCAAGGCCACGACGGTGCTGTGTTTCCCGGTGCCGATCTATCGCGGCGTATGGCGCGACCGCGATTACGAGACCGGCGACGAAGTCACCCACCACGGCGGGATCTGGCACTGCAACGAACCGACGCGCACAAAGCCGGAGACGCCAGACGGCGCGAAGGCATGGACGCTCGCCGTCAAGCGCGGCGCCGACGGCCGAGACATGACCGAGGAACGCGCCGCCGCGCCAGGGCATACGGTCGTCCGGCTGCGATGACCGAGCTGCGCGCCTTGGCGTCGTTTGACGATCCGGCCGTCGGCACGATCCGCGAGTCGTCGCGGTTCTTCGTGCAGACGAAGGCTGAAGCGCTCGAGCTGGAGCGCCGAGGACTGGCCACGCAGAACCTCGGCCGGCTTCCCTGGGCCGGTCTGCACTGGCCGCATGCGACCGTCGTCATTATCGCCAGCGGGATCAGCTTGACCGCTGAGGACTGCGCGCAGGTCGAGCGCTGGCGCAATGGCGCCGACCGCCGCGTCATCGTCATCAATACCTCATATCAGCGGGCGCCCTGGGCGGACGTGCTCTATGCCTGCGACGGCCGGTGGTGGGAAAAGTACCACGGCGATCTCGCGGGGCACTTCGCCGGCGCGCTATGGACGCAGGACGAACTCGCGGCGCACAAGTTCGGCCTGCATTACGTCCGCAGCGAGAACAGCGCCGGCCTCAATCGCGCGCGCGGCGTCATTAACCAAGGCGCGAACGGCGGGTCGCAGGCCATCGGCCTCGCGTACCAGGCTGGCGCCGACCAGATCATTCTGCTGGGCTTCGACTGCCGCGATAACAACGAGATCGGCCGCACGCATTGGCACGGTGATCACCCTGGCGAGCTGCAGAGCTTCCCGCAATACGACGTGTGGCTCGCGAAGTTCAAGCCGCTGGCGAAGGATCTGCGCGACGACGGCGTGCGCGTCATGAACGCGACGCGCCGCACTGACCTGCTCTGCTTTCCGTTCGTCTCACTGGAGAAGGCACTTGCCTCGAGCCGTCTGCTTGATCAGGCAACAGCCTGAAGAACGCCGCCGCGCGTTCGAAGCCGGCATCCAGGCTGCCGGCTATGACCTCGTGGACAACATCGACCCGCCGCAGCGGGAAGACGTCGCCATTCTGTGGAGCCGGTACGGCGCCGCGAGTGACATTGCCGACCGCTTCGAAGGCGCCGGCGCGCGCGTGATCGTTTGCGAGAACGGCTACCTGGGCCGGGACTGGCTCGGCGACGCGTGGGTTTCCATGGCGGTCGGGCACCATGCCGGCGCCGGCGTGTGGCCGCGCCTCGGCGCGCAGCGCTGGGACGAACTCGGCGTCGAGCTCCAGGACTGGCGCGAAGACGGCACCGACACGCTGATCCTCGGGCAGCGCGGCTTCGGCGAGCCGCGCATAGCTGCGCCTTATGGCTGGGCCGAGACCGTGCAGCGCCAGGTCGGCGGCCGGATCCGCCAGCACCCCGACGCCGTGCTCGGCGTCTCGCTCGAGGACGACCTGCAGAACGTGAAGCAAGTCGTGACCTGGAACAGCGGCGCCGCGCTGCGCTGTCTCGTGCTCGGCGTGCCGGTCTGGTACGGCTTCCCGCGCTGGATCGGTGCGGCGGCATGCCGACCGCTGTCCGAGTTCGGTGGCGAGCCTAAGCGCGACAGCGCCGCGCGGCTCGCCATGTTTCGCGAACTCGCGTGGGCGCAGTGGCGTCAGGGCGAGATCGCGGACGGCACGGCGCTGCGACTTTTACTGAACGGAAAGGGGCACTAATGAGCGCCGTAAAAATTCTGCTGATCGTGCTGCTGGTGGTTCTTCTGCTCGGCGCGCTGCCGGCCTGGCCGTATGCCGCTGGCTGGGGCTTCGGCCCGAGCGGCTTGCTGCTGATCGTGCTGCTGGTCGTGCTGATTCTCGTGCTGACCGGCCGGCTCTGATCATGGCCAAAGTCGCACCCTTGACCACCACGAACACGCCGGCGCTCGTGCCGCAGGACGTCGCGAAAGTGCGCAAGGCGCGGGCCAAGCGCGTGAAGCAGCAGCGGCGCACGAAGCCACGCGGACGGGGCCAGTAGCGTGAAGGTCATCGTCACCGGACGCGGCACGTCGGCGTCATGGCTCATTCGCGGCGAGCAGCTGGGCGCTGCTATTGGCGCCACCGTGCTGCCGAACGCCGTCAACTTCGACGGCGTCGACTTGGCGGTGATCGTGAAGCGCGTGAACAACGACCTGCTCGGCCGGATCCATGCCGCGCGCGTGCCCGTCGTGTGGGACATTGTCGACGCCTGGCCGCAGCAGCAGGGCAACTTCTGGAGCAAAGACGAATGCCTGGACTGGCTGCGCAGCGAAGTGCGCCGCGTCAGTCCGCACGCTATCGTCGCCGCGACCGAAGCCATGGCGAACGACTGCGAGAGTTTTGGCGTGCCGGTGCTGGCGCTGCCGCACCACGCGCGCCCAGGCTTGCAGCGAAACCCGATCCGCGAGCAGGTGCAGACGGTCGGCTATGAGGGCGGCCTTCAGTACCTCGGCAAGTGGCAGACCTGGTTTGACGTCGAGTGTCGCGGGCACGGCTGGCGCTTCGTCATTAATCCCGACGCGCTCTCGGAACTTGACATCGTCGTCGCCGTGCGCGTTCAGGACGGCTATGCGCCGGCGCACTGGAAAGCCGGCACCAAGCTCGCCAACGCGCAGGGATCAGGAACGCCGTGCGTCGTATCGCGCGAAGCCGGCGCGCTCGAGATCGCGTCCGGCGCCGAGCTGTGGGCCGATAGCGCGGCCGAGTTCGCGGCAGGGCTGGAGATCCTGGCGCCGGTCGCCGAGCGGCGCAGCCGTGCCGAGGCGCTGTCCGGTGCAACGCTTTCGCTCGAGCAGATCGCGGCCACCTACCGGAGCTGGCTTGATGCGCTGTGAACTGATCACCGCGCCCGACATGATCGTGCCGGCGGCGCGAATGATGCACGCGCTGGCTGCCGCCGCGCCGGTCGAGGTCAAGGTGCGCCTAACGTACCACGGCGACTGCGAGCTGCTCATGACCTACGGCATCGGCCATGCGGTGCGGCGTCCGTGGTTCTTCCAGCACGTCGCCAGCGGGCGGCACGCTATCGGCTGGGATCTCGGTTACTGGAATCGCAGCGGCGACAATCGCGCCATGCGGGTGGCTATCGACGCCGATCACCCGCAGAGCTGGCTGCGCGACGAAGAGCAGCACCGCTTCGATTCCTACGGGATCCCGCTGCGCGACGATCACGACCCCAACGGCCCGATTGTGCTGGTCGGCCTCGGCCCGAAAGCGAACCAGGTGCTCGGCACTGAGGAAATGACGTGGGAGCGCGCGGCGCTGGTGCGGATCCGCCGAACCTACCCGAGCGCCGACGTCATCTTCCGGCCGAAGCGCGCCGGCGATCCGCGCACGCTGCCCGATACCCGGCGCCTGGCGGGCATGCCGATAGAAGAAGTCCTGGCCGGCGCTTCGCTGGTCGTCTGCCGGCATTCGAACGTCGCTATCGACGCCTGCATTGCCGGGATCCCGGTCGCGTGCGAAGACGGCGCCGCCGCTGCGCTGTACGACAACGACTTCGCCAATCCGGTGAAGCCGTCAGCGGAACAGCGCCGGCGCTTTCTGCGCAACCTGGCGTGGTGGCAATGGACGCCGCAAGAGGCGGCTGCAGCCTGGCGCTATCTGCTGGCGCGGCTCGAGGCAAACGCAGCTCGGCAACAGGGAGAGCCACGCCGTGGACATGCTTAACCTGCAGGCGCTGCCGAAAAAGCTGAACGTCGGCTGTGGCCGGAAGCTATGGCCCGAGTATCTGAACATTGACGTCGCTGACGGCGCGGACCTGCGCTGCGACGTTAAGGCGATCCCGCTGCCCGACGGCTTTGCCGACGAAGTCGCCGCGATCCATGTGCTCGAGCACCTGGAGCGCTGGGACGCGACCGCTGCGCTGCGCGAGTGGTTCCGGCTGCTGCGGCCGGGGGGCGTGTTAATTCTCGAGCTGCCGGACTTGCTCAAGGTCTGCCGCCATATCACCACCGGCGTGCTGGATCACGTCGCGGCGCGTCATGGATTGTTCGGCGATCCGAGCACCACGAATCCGCTAATGATGCACCGCTGGGGCTGGACTGTGTTTGAACTGACCGACGAATTGCAGGCGGCTGGCTTCGTCAATGTTCACCCTGGCGCGCTGCAGTTTCACGGGAAACGCGAATACCGGGACATGCGCGTGGAAGCGGTGAAGCCGTGAGAACCTACATCGGCTTCGAACCGCGCCAGCCTGCATCGTTCGACGTGGCAGCGAAGACGGCGCGCCGCTATGGCTGCGACGTGATCCCGCTGCGCGAAGACCGGCTGCGCCTGGCCGGCATGCTCACGCGCCCGGTCGACACGCGCGGCGAAATGTGGGACTTGCACTCATCGGCGCCGCAGTCGACCAGCTTCGCCATTGCCCGCTTTTTCGTGCCGCTGCTGGCCCACTCGGGCTGGTGCCTCTTCGCCGATAGCGACGTCGTCTTCCTCGAGGATCCGGCGCAGGCGCTCGCCGCTTATATGGACGATACGAAAGCGGTGGCCGTCGTGAAGCATGCGCCCTTCGGCCTTCGCGGGACGAAGATGGACGGGCGCGAGCAGACCAGCTACCCGCGCAAGCTGTGGTCGTCCGTCATGCTGTGGAACGTCGATCACCCGGCGAATGCGCGGCTGAATCTGATGACGCTGAACCAATGGCCAGGCCGCGATCTGCATGCCTTCAAGTGGCTCGCCGACAGCGAGATCGGCGCGCTGCCGCCGGAGGCGAACTGGTTGGTCGGCATGCAGAACAAACCGGCCGCGCCAATCATTGCCCACTTCACGCTCGGCACGCCGGAGCTGCCAGCGTATCGCAACTGCGAGCACGCCGAACTATGGACCAGGGAGGTCGCGCCGTCATGATTATCCGCCCGCACCGTGGGCCGCACCTGCTGCGCTTCGGCATTCGCGTCGTGACGCCGCCGACGACCGAGCAGATCACCGTCGCCGAAGCGAAGGCGAATCTGCGCGTGACCTATTCCGACGAAGATGCGTGGTTCGACAACTTCATACCGGTGGCGCGCGAAATGTGCGAGCAGTACCTGGCAATTGCCATCGCGCCGCAGACGCTGGAATTTTGGGCCGACTCGTTTCCCAGCTCGGCATATCACCACCCGGCTGCCGGGGAATTCGACTTTGCTTCGGTCGGTGAAAAAGGCGTGCTGCTGCCCATGGGGCCGATCACCGACGTCGTGTCCGTGCGCTATTACGACGGCACCGGATTTTTGCAGACAATGTCGTCGTCCGATTATTTCCTCGACGAAGTCGCGCAGCCTGGCGCGATCTACCCGGCCGATATGGGCGACTGGCCGGAGACGCTGCAGATCCAGAGCGCGGTGCGGGTTCGCTTTGACGCGGGCTACGACTTGCCGGACGCGACGCTGCCGGCAAACCCTATGCCGGCGTCGATCATGGCCGCCATGATGCTAACGCTCGGGCACCTGCACGAGAACCGCGAAGACACGACGACGCTAAAGCTCGCAAAGATCCCGTCCGGCGCGCAGACGCTGATGGATCCGTACTGCTTGCGCAAGAGGTTCGCTTGAACGCCGGCGAGCTGCGCACGCCTTGCATGATCCAGGCGCGCGCCGATCCGAAGGACACGCTCGGCGCCTTCGAGCCGGTGTGGACTGACGTCGGGCCGGACAGAGTAAAGGTCGAACCGTTCTTTGGCTTTCGCAAAAT